TCTTTCCGTCAGCTTCGTTTGAACCAATGGGTCAAGCAAGCTGTCCGTTGGATGCCGATGCACCTTTGGGACAAATGCGAGTTCGCCGCCCACGAGGACGATCTGGAAGGCCGTGTTTGCTACGGCGGTCTGGACTTGTCCTCCACAACGGATATCACAGCCCTGGTGCTGGTATTCCCACCCACCGATGAGGACGATAAATATGTGGTTCTCCCGTACTTCTGGATTCCAGAGGACAATCTGGATCTGCGTGTCCGGCGCGACCATGTTCCTTATGATGTTTGGGAACGACAGGGCTTTTTGCAGACCACCGAAGGCAACGTTGTTCACTATGGTTACATCGAAAAGTTCATAGAACGGCTCGGTGAGAAATATAACATCCGTGAAATTGCCTTTGACCGATGGGGCGCTGTACAGATGGTGCAGAACCTTGAGGGTATGGGCTTCACGGTCGTTCCTTTTGGACAGGGCTTCAAAGATATGTCCCCGCCGACCAAGGAACTTATGAAATTGGTGCTTGAGGAACGCATCGCCCACGGCGGGCATCCCGTTCTCCGTTGGATGATGGACAACATCTTTATCCGCACCGACCCTGCCGGAAACATCAAGCCGGACAAGGAAAAATCCACAGAGAAAATCGACGGTGCGGTTGCCACCATTATGGCACTCGACCGTGCAATCCGCTGTGGCAATGATACCAGTGCTTCGGTTTACGATGACCGAGGCATTTTGTTTATATAACGGAGGTGTGAAATGGAAAAACCTAAACTTCATATTGTTTCGCTCTCCGGTGGCAAGGACTCAACCGCAATGCTTCTGCGAATGTTGGAGGAAGGAATGCCTGTAGATCTCATTCTGTTCTGTGACACCGGCTTGGAGTTTGAAGGTATGTACCACCATATCGACAAGTTGGAAAAGTATATCGGCAGACCGATCACCAGGCTCAAATCCAACTATGATTTTGAGTATTTGCTGTTGGAGCATATGCCGAAACGTAAGAACCCGGAATTGTTCGGTCGAAAGGGTTACAGTTGGGCGGGTCCCCGTAATCGTTGGTGTACCGCAATGCTCAAACAGCGTGTCATTGACCGCTATCTTCGTAATCTTCGAAAGGATTACGAACTGGTGCAGTACGTTGGCATCGCAGCAGATGAACCGCAGCGTGTCCACGATTTTAATTATCCGCTGATTGATTGGGGGATGACCGAGGCAGACTGCCTTGCCTACTGCAAGGAGCGGGGCTTCGATTGGGATGGTCTATATGACATTTTCCATCGGGTTTCCTGTTGGTGCTGTCCGCTACAATCCTATGATGAACTGCGGAAACTCCGTAAGCATTTCCCGGATCTGTGGACAAAACTGCGTGATTGGGATTCTCGTACCTGGCGAACATTTTTGAAAACTTACTCCGTAGAGCAATTGGAGAAACGCTTTGCTTTTGAGGACGAACGGCTTGCAGCCGGACTCCCCATCAAAGGCAAGGCGTTTTATATTGCTCTGCGAGAACGACTGAAGGCAGGTGATGTGTAATGGGTATCTTTTCTGGGCTATTCAAAACCAGAGATAAGCCCGAAAACAGAACAGCCGGTAGTGCCTACACCTTTTATATGGGTGGCTCGACTTCCGGCAAGTCGGTAACGGAGCGTTCTGCCATGCAGATGACTGCCGTGTATTCCTGTGTCCGAATCCTGGCAGAGGCTGTGGCGGGTCTTCCGCTACACCTTTACAAATACACGGACGGCGGTGGCAAAGAAAAAGCTATCGACCATCCGTTATACCGACTGCTTCACGATGAGCCGAACCCGGAGATGAGTTCCTTCGTGTTCCGTGAGACCCTCATGACGCACCTGCTCCTCTGGGGTAATGCGTATGCGCAGATTATCCGCAACGGCAAAAATGAGGTCATTGCCTTGTATCCACTGATGCCAAACAAGATGTCCGTGGACAGAGATGAAAACGGCCGATTGTACTATACCTATTACCGTGGTCCCGATGAAGCCATTAAAAATAAGGATTTTGCTGTAACGCTTCAGCCTTCCGATGTGCTTCATATTCCCGGACTCGGCTTTGACGGCCTCGTTGGTTACAGCCCCATTGCGATGGCCAAAAATGCTATCGGTATGGCAATTGCCTGCGAGGAATATGGTGCTAAGTTCTTCGCCAATGGTGCGACACCGGGCGGTGTGTTGGAGCATCCAAGTACCATCAAGGACCCACAGCGAGTAAGGGATAGTTGGCAGGCTGCCTTTGGCGGCAGTTCCAATTCCAACAAAGTGGCTGTCCTGGAAGAAGGAATGAAGTACACTCCGATTTCCATCTCCCCGGAACAGGCACAATTCTTGGAAACTCGCAAATTTCAAATCAATGAAATTGCTCGAATTTTCCGTGTCCCGCCCCACATGGTCGGTGACCTGGAGAAGTCGAGCTTTTCTAATATTGAGCAGCAGTCCCTTGAGTTCGTGAAATACACCCTCGACCCCTGGGTGATCCGTTGGGAACAGTCCTTAATGAGGGCACTCCTCTCCCTGGATGAGAAAAACAAGTATTTCGTGAAATTCAACCTGGAAGGTCTGCTTCGTGGCGATTATCAGAGCCGTATGAACGGCTACGCCATCGGTCGCCAGAATGGTTGGATGTCCGCAAATGACATCCGTGAACTGGAAAACCTCGACCGCATTCCTGCGGAAGAAGGCGGCGACCTTTACCTCATCAACGGCAATATGCTCCCCATGAAAGATGCCGGGGCTTTTGCAAATACAAGCGTTAACGGAAAGGAGGAAGAAACCGATGAAGAAGTTCTGGAAGTGGAAGAACCAGGCACAGACGGAGACGGCTCCGGCGGAGAGGACGCTGTTTCTCAACGGCACCATCGCAGAGGAAAGTTGGTTTGATGATGACGTCACTCCACAGCTTTTCAAAGAGGAATTGATGGCGGGGTCCGGTGACATCACCGTGTGGATCAACAGTCCCGGCGGTGACTGCGTGGCTGCCGCCCAAATCTACAATATGCTGATGGATTACAAGGGCAACGTCACGGTCAAAATTGACGGCATCGCTGCCTCCGCAGCATCCGTTATTGCTATGGCAGGCACAAAAGTGATGATGTCCCCGGTGTCCATGCTGATGATCCACAATCCTATGACCATTGCCTTTGGCGACTCCGGCGAGATGCAGAAAGCCATCGAAATGCTCGGCAGTGTCAAGGATTCCATCATCAATGCCTACGAAATCAAAACGGGGCTGTCCCGTGCAAAACTGTCCCACCTTATGGATGCGGAAACTTGGATGGATGCCAATAAAGCTGTCGAACTCGGCTTTGCTGACGAAATTATGAAGCGTTCCGATGCCACCAAGGATGTGGAAGCACCTGCGGTCTCCATGTTGTATTCCAAGGCAAATGTGGTCAATTCCCTTATGACCAAGATTGCAGAAAAGTGTGCAATCGACCCCAAACCCACCCACAAACACAGAGCCGATGACCTTATGGAACGGCTCAATCTTATCAAAAATTGGAGGTAATTTATTATGACTATTATGGAACTGCGCGAAAAGCGTAACCAGGCTTGGCAGGCTGCAAAGGCTTTTGTAGAGACCAAGCGTGACAAGGACGGTCTGCTTTCCGATGAGGATGCCAAGACCTATGCCCAGATGGAGAAGAAGGTTCAGGACTTCACCGCCGAAATCGAGCGTATGGAGGCTATGTCCGCTATGGATGCACAGCTTTCCAAGCCCACTTCCACTCCCATCACCGAAAAGCCCATGACCGGCAAGACCGCAGAGGACAGCAAGCCCAAGACCGGCCGTGCTTCTGATGCCTACAAGGACGGTATCATCAAGGCTCTTCGTTCCAACTTCCGCCAGGTGTCCAATGTTCTCTCCGAGGGCATCGATGCCGATGGCGGCTACCTGGTTCCCGAAGAGTATGACTCCCGCCTCATCGAGGGTCTGACTGAGGAGAACGTTTTCCGTAAGTTGGCTACCACCATCACCACCAGCGGTGAGCGTAAAATCAACATCGCAGCCACCAAGCCTGCGGCAGCCTGGATCGAGGAGGGTGAGGCACTCACTTTCGGTGATGCTACCTTTGCCCAGATCAACCTGGATGCCCACAAGCTGCACGTTGCCATCAAGGTAACTGAAGAACTCCTGTACGACAATGCGTTCGGCCTTGAGAATTACATCCTCCGTCAGTTTGCCAAGGCTCTGGGCAATGCCGAAGAGGATGCCTTCCTCAATGGTAGCGGTGTCGGTCAGCCTTTGGGTCTGCTCTCCGAGACTGGTGGCGCCGAGATCGGCGTGACCACTGCCGCCGCTGACGAGATCACCTACGATGAGTTGGTCGACCTTGTCTACTCCCTCAAGCGTCCTTACCGCAAGAATGCGTCTTTCCTCTGCAATGACCAGACCATCGGTTATCTGCGTAAGTTGAAGGACAAGAACGGTCATCCCCTCTGGCATGACTCCGTGGAGGATGGTGAGCCTGGCCGTATTCTCGGCTTCAAGGTGTACACCTCTCCTTATTTCCCCGTAATCACTGCCGGTGTTCCTGCCATCGCTTTTGGCGATTACAGCTACTACAACATCGGTGACCGTGGCACTCGTTCCTTTGCGGAACTCAAGGAACTCTATGCCGGTAATGGTATGGTGGGCTTTGTTGCCAAGGAGCGCGTGGACGGCAAGCTGATTCTCCCCGAAGCAGTCAAGTTGCTCAAGATGGCTTCTGCCTAAGATTGGAGGTGGCAGTGATGAGCGAACTTCTCCCCAAGGTCAAAGAGAATCTGATCCTGGAACACTCGGCAGATGATGGGCTGATTGAACGCTTCATCACTGCCGCCGTTTCCTATGCGGAAAGCTATCAGCATATCCCTGCCGGATACTACTCCGAGAATGCGATGCCAGCCACTACCGAACAGGCAGTGATTATGTTGGCATCGCATTTTTACGAGTCCCGTGACAGCTCCACAGGCGGTTTCTTTGCCGACAATGTGCAAGCCGGACAGCAGGTCTGGAACACGGTCAATCTCCTTTTACGGCTCGACCGGGAATGGAAGGTGTGACATGAGTTTCGGAAAAATGAATGGCTTTGCCGACATTGTTGCTATCAAAAAGGTCAAGGACAGCGAGGGCTTCACCACCACGGTGGATGAGGTTCTCGCCTCTGTCCGGGTTTACCGAGAAGGTCGCCACGGAAGCCAGCGTTGGGCAAACCTCGCTGCGTTCTCCGAAGCAACCGATCTGTTCCGCTTCCGCAGCATCCCCGGTGTCGATATTACCACCGATCATATCATTGTGTGTGACGGTGGCCGTTACGAAATCACTTCCGTTGAGGATGTGAAAGGCCGTGGGATGTACGTGGAAGTCCTGGCAAAAAAGGTGGTGGCTACCGTTGGCAAAGGTTGATATCAAAATGCCGGATGAGTTCCTGGAAAAGATGTCTCGGCTCGGCAGTAACTTTGATGCCGTTGCCGAATCCGTCCTGGAAGCAGGTGGTGATGTGGTTTTACAAAAGACCCGCTCCACCTTGTCTTCCGTGGTTGGCTCCGGCACGAAATACGAATCACGCTCCACGGGCGAATTGGAATCGGCTCTGGGCTTGTCTCCCGTAAAGATGGATAAGGACGGCAACCACAACATCAAACTTGGTTTTGCCGAACCCCACAGCGGTGGTGTCAGCAACGCTATGCTTGCCAACATCCTGGAATATGGAAAACACGGACAGCCTGCAAAGCCCTTTCTCAAGCCCGCCAAGAGCGCATCCAAGTCTGCTTGTAAAGCAGCTATGGTACAAAAACTGGACGAGGAGGTCAAAAAGCTATGAGTGTGCTTTCGGATATCCAGTCGGCACTTTCCGGCTTGGATCTTCCCATTGAAACGGGTGTTTTTAGCGATGTGGCCCCGGATAAATACATCGTGGTCATTCCCGTCGCGGACACCTTCGACCTCCACGCAGACAACGCTCCCGGCTTGGATGTGCAGGAGGCACGACTTTCTATTTATGCCAAAGGCAGTTATACAAAGGAAAAGAGTGCCGTTGTAAAAACGCTCCTGGCTCACGATTTTACCATAACCGACCGCAGATACATCGGTTATGAAACAGAAACAGGCTACCACCACTACGCTGTGGATGTAGCAAAATTTTA